TCAGTTGGAGTTCACCTTGTGACACTTGGAATCATGCCTTTGTTTAAGCCTTGGTTTTTTGATGGATCAATCGTCTATTGGGGCGACCCGTGCCAGACTCATAGCGCAGCACTTGAAGCGGCTGAGATACTGAGATCGACTTATCGGTAATTTATGGCCTCTTTGCGTTATCACGCTGGGCGAATGGTCCTTAGCGAGGATGGCGATGGATGGCGCGTCAAGATAAAAACCAAGACCGGGAAAGTCTCTTACAGCTTGTCCGCAACTGAGCTTGAGCAAGCAGTGCTTGAAGCAGAGCAACTGTATGCAGATGCGCGTTGCATGAACAGTTCTCAGCCACGTTGCATGAACTGCATACACTGGGAAATAGTTAAAGCCAACTGCAATGTTGGCTGTCCTGAAGGGAGGATGACTGGTGGAACCTTCGCCAAAGACTGCGCCTACTTCTGGCAGCATCCCGACTGATGCAATGGACTATGGCGATGGCTTTTACATCACTCAAGGTGTAGAACCGATTGGTGAGCCTCGCTATTGCAGCTGCGGTCCTGATGGGCAAAAGCAGTTTTCAAATGATCTTTGGCAGGCTGACATTTACATCCAGCACATGAAACATGCCAAAGCCAACTATTGAGCTTGTGGTCAAGGATGGTTGCCCTGTCTGGTTGGTTCAATATGGCGGCATGGCACGCCACTTTCCAGAGTCAAAAGACTGGGCGGCTAAGCAGTTTTTTGAGCTTGTAAGCCTTGCTTACAGCTCCATAGCTGATTCGCAGGCATCAAGTTCTGCGATGTGACCAACCGCCTGCTGCAGCAGCTTGGCCTGATGCCAGTTAGTGCGTACTAGGGAGACGCACATGGTTCGCAGCGCATCACCGTCGTCGCAGCTCTGAACGTCGCGGACGTTTTTCTCAAGCTCGAGTTCCTCCTCAAGGCTTTGGTTGACGACCATCCAGTCAGCCCAGCCCATAGCCTTGAAGATTCTTCTCAATTCATGCCACAGACGGCATGACTGTCAAGTGATTGTTGTAATGGCCTGTTTCTGCGTAGCTGTGCATTGGGGTGTTTGACATAGCGTGGAAGACCATCTGACCGATCTTCAGTCCTGGATACAAGGGCAAAGCATGATGCAACCGTTCATTCTTCAGTTCGAGCGTCAGCTTGCTTCCGTGCCAACCTGGGTCGCACCAGCCAGCAAGCAGGTGATTAAGACCAGATCGTGCGCGGCTTGATTTGAGTACAAACTGGCAGCTGATGTCGTTGGGCAGGTTAAACAGCTCAAGTGTCTCAGCCAAGCAAAACTCGCCGGACTGAAGCATGAAGGGCTCATCCTCTGTCCTGTCTGAGATGTCAATACGAATCAGCTCAGGGCTGTAGATGCTCTCGATCATCAAGTGATCGCCTAAGCGCAAGTCCAAGCTGGCTGGATTTAACAGCTCTGGGTTGAAGGGAACAACCATGTCACCTTTGCGGCAACGGGCTTGGATCTCCCAGTCACACAGAACCGCCATTCGAGCAAGAGCAAAAACTAATGGTACTTAGATCTCAAGGGCTTACCAAGATCACCCAGCCGCTTTTTGGGCCTTCAGTTTGCCAGCGTTGATGGAATGCAGCCTGCCTCACACGGACGTTCCGTCCCAGGTGTGGGTTGGAGTGACCGCCTTTTTCCATTTCGGGGTAGCCCTTGGGGTCTTGCATGATCCACTCAGGGTCCCTGCTGTTTTTGCCTGCGTAACCGCTGATCACGCTCCAATGGCCACAGCTCAGCGCATTGCACATTGGTGGCTCGCCTAAAAGCATATTTCCGACATGCAGCCAACCCACCATGACTGGCCGGCCGGCCTCTAGCTCTTGTTCAACCAAGTCAGCGTCACCGTCTTTGCGGAACTCAGCTCTCAAGCCGAGACTGCGCAATGCTGCCAATTGAGCGTCTACTGACGTGCTGTCGCCGTACTTAGCGCGGATCTCGTTGTACTCATCATCTGTACGAACCTTCTTGTAATACGCCGCCACCATGGCCGCAGCCGAGCTGAAGCACTCTCGATAGCCAGTTCCGGTCTTGTTGTCCCACTGCCGGAAGTAGGGCATGTAGATCTGCTGGTCATAGCCACTCTCTTTCCACGCCTGAAACCAATCTGCCTCGTCTTCCGCCAATAATTCCTCTGGCATTGACTCCTCAAGCTGTTTAATTGCAGCCAGCTGGTGGGGCGTACCACGGAAGAACTGGAAAAACGGCAGCAAGGCAAGACCCATGGCCCCAAGCAGCAAGGTCACCTGGATAATGCCGGACAAAGCCTATTTTTCAACTCTCGTGTCAGGCAACAGCAAATCCTTAAGGTGCTTGACCGCCAAGTCGTCCAGGTCGTTGTCAGTGCGAGTGACGATCTTCTCAAGCATCGCCACAATCAGCTCTTTAAATGCCCTTGAACGCCACATGGTCATGACCAAGGGCTTGAGTACTAAAAGCATGAGACTGTTTTGAACAGCATCAATACCTTAGTTCCTATTGCTGTGCCCTTCCAATCGCGCTACTGACTGCTCCAGATTTGCGAGTCTCGCAAAAATCTCTTGGTCACGAGTCCTGATGTCTGCGTGAAGCACATCAAGGCGGCTAGCTAGGTTGTCTACAGCGGTCGTAAGGCGTATCAGGGAGTCACGTCCCTGCTGACTCTGACGACTCATCCCCGTCAGTCCAGCTGAAGCTACGCCGACAGACGCTCCAGCTACTGCAGCCCAGACTTCAACCACCATTCGACCTCTAGCGTCAAACCATCATGGCAGAAAGCAAGGAAGCACAAGGCCAGGAACAGGAAGACCACAGCAATGGATGGTTAGGTGACTTTGTCCGCATCACAATCATGCTGTGGGCGATGGCGATTATCACGGCTAATTACGTCGGTTATTTCAAAGGTCAAATCGACGTGACCTTCAGCGCATCACTGCTTAGTTCGACTGCAGCTAGCTACGGGTTGACCATGAACAGAACAGGCAAGAAGAAAAAAGATGAAAGCGTTAACCTTGAAAGTAAAAGCACCACTTCAACCACCAAATGAAGCGCACACTTTTGGTATTGGGCATCACATTGGCAGCTGCATTGCCTGCCAAGGCTGATCTCACCCACCGAATTAGCAGCAGTCTTCAACTAGATGTCGGTGGTGCGTCAACTCGTGCTATTAGACAAGGCAACAGCTATTCCGTGAGCGGGAGTGGGGTCAACACCACTGACGGCACTACTGCTGGCGCTGTTGGCGGCCTGGGCACTCACACTAATGGCGTCAATGCTTTGACTGCTGTCACTGCAACTCAAGCCACAAACGGGTCAGCGTTCAGCTTCAGTAACTCGTTCCAGGCAGGCGACACAATTCCAACCTCCGCTCCAACAGTGGGAGCTGTGCCCGCCTTTTCTGATATCACCAGCACAGCTGCAGGAACTGCAGGAGATCTAGCGGGCACAATCTCTACTGCAGGCGCAATCACGGTGACGGCTGGCGGGGCAAACACCAGTGCAATCGGTCAAGTCGTTACTGAGCTAACTACACGGTGAAACGGCTAATTCTTCTGCTGCTGTTACCAGCTCCAGCAGTAGCCGTCCCAGTTGTCCCTAACTTCGCTACTGGTGTGGTCACCTCCCGCACTGAGTCAAAGACTGTGGTCAAAGAGTCGATTGTCTCCGAGTCTTATCGCACTGGCTTTGAGTACACAGTGTCTGGCAAGAACGTTCAGCCTGTGAACGGCATTGTCAGTCCTACTCCAGGCAAAAACAGCATTACGTTCCAAACACGCGGTAACTGGAAACAAACTGCAGCTGGTCAACCGTTCCAGTTTGCAGAAACCTTCAATGGTCCTGGTCTGATCGAAAAGGTCAACATCAGTCGCGAAACAGTCATTGAGGCTGTCGTCGATTCCACCAGCACCTTTAGCCAATGAAAGCAGCGGCAAGCTTCCTATTGCTTGGTTTGACGTATGGAGCGCCAGCAGCAGCACAGATGAACGCAACTGCTGCACCTGTCAGCAACAGCAGCGGTTCAGTCGTTAATCAGGCTGTTCAAATCAACCCTGGACAGTACATGAGGCAGTTTTATGGATCAGGCATTCAGTGCGATACAGCCACGCTCAACATCAGCCCATTTGTCTCAACCACAAACTCATACGGCCTGCCTGGCAACGAGTATTACAACGAACCCGTTTACGACACCAGCGACAACAAGGGGAAAAAGGATAAAGACGGGAATGACGGCCCAGATGGAGTGCCCGATAACCCTGGGAAAATCCTCTACTACAAAAAGATGAGGACGGGTTATCGCCAAAATTTCAGCCATAACTTCGGCATCACAGCCACTTTTTCAATCCCTTTGGATCGTCAGCCGATTGAGTTGTGCAAACAAGCGGCACGTAAACAAGTTGCCTTGTATGAGCAAGCTCTCGCTGAGAAGAGGCTTAATTATGAAATGGGTCGCCTAAAGGCTTGTGCAACTGCCATCCGGGAAGGCTATGGCTTTTCAGATGACAGTCCCTTTAAGCCGATCTGTCATGACGTAGTGCTCAAGCCGATCCCTGTTGAAGGCCACACTCACGAGATCATTTACCCACAGCCCGACGTAAAGCCATTCGTGCGCGATTCCGATCTCTCTGCGCCAAAACCCGCTCCCGTAAAGATACCGGTTTCTCCTTTCTCAAAAGAAGCTTCTTCACGACCTTCTTCGTAAGCGGCTTGGCGAGCTTTTGCAGCACTGATGCAATCGGCTTGCTCAAGATGGCTGTTGTAGTGGCAATCGCGGCAGTCACGGCAACTGATACTGTCGGCCCAGCATCAGGCACGTAGTTATTGATGACCTGTGCGACAGGCACAGGATCCCAAATCTTTACGCACTTGCCGTCTTGCAGCTCATAACCCGCCAAGACCTCTGTCCCTAATTTGTTAAACGATCCGATTTCTTTCGCGCCGAAAGCTGGGCACGGTGGATCTGGTGGCAACCTTGAGTTGTCGAGATCAGGACTCGGCACATCAACAGAGGGGATTACGGCCGGGGCTTTTGGCTCTGGCTTTTTACTTTCTGTCTTTGGCGGTTGCACCCACGTAAAGTCACGCGGCCTGTAATCAGGTGCCTCGAAGACTGGAACCGTTCCATCGCACAGCGTTACCGTTCCACGCTCATCATCTTCAAACGTTTGAACGCCAGTTCCTTTGCCGATACGGGCACGCACACAGCCAGGCATATCAATAACTGGAAATGCTGCTGACGTAACTGGAGGTGCTGCTGGTAAAACAGGAGGTGGGATTGGCTTGCCTACGGAAATCGAAGGGACGCCAATCGCTTGCACACTGATCTCACGAATTTCAGGCATGAAGTCAGAGCGGTTTACGGCGGGTCAACTTTGGATCGAACGTGCCAAGCGCAGAGAAGGCCCGCCTGTCGTCTACACCGTACTGTGCGGCAAATCTTCTAGGCCATTTACCGATCCAAAGGCAATTCTCAAGTGGGTGAAATGGCCCAAAGGCACACCCACTGGTGATGCTTTACGCGAATGGTTGGCGTCGTTTGAGCAGAAACCTGAAGCACCCGTGCCAGAACTTGATATGGCAAAAATTAAAGCTGAAGGCTTCGGACCTGAAGCTCATGACCCAGATGCACTGGTAAACGTTCTCTTTGATGATGACCCCATCACCGGCACCAAGATGGTGATTTAAGCGTTGAACCTGTCGATAGCGCGATTCAAGTACCAAGCCGCTTTTTGCAGGTCTTGCATTGCATTGCCCTTGTGCCATGCCCGCAG